GGGGTCGGCGATGGCGAGTTGCCGAAGAGCCGCAACCTGTTCCGGTGATGGTGTTTGGTCCTTCATGGCGCTAACACGTTCGGCGACATGAAGTAGCGCCTCACGGCATCGGCATCGTTGCCCTCGAAATGCAGGTCGTGCTCACGTCCATGCATGGCGATCCATGCGTGCGACATATCGCCATCCTCGCCCTCTTCGAACGTGACGCTATCAATAGCCACGATGGCGAGGACATGCCTTCCGAACCGAACAAAGCCCTCACGCTGGTCAACTGTAAACAGATCCTGATCCTGTTCGCTTTCTGTTGGTTTCATACCGGCTGCCCCTCGACCACGGGCGCGTGCCGCTCGTTGATGTCATCCGCCATCGCTTGCGCCTCTTCCTGCGATGTGTAGTGCCCCACGATCATCGGCCCACGGACGACCACGTAGTCATCCGTCCATCCGTCGTAGCAGACATAGCTTTCGCGCGTCCGAATGCGCGCAGGTCGTAACAATGTGTAGCTCAGCATGTTTGGCACCGTCCGTATCCCGATTACAGCAGGTTCCGCTTGCGCCGCTCGTCGCGTTTCCATGTTTCAATCTCGATCTCATCGCGTGCCCGATCCCAATCGAACCAATACGGACCCTGCTCTCGGTGATTGCGGACTGACTGTTCGGTCATGGCCTGGTGCAGCTCCGCTATGCTGCGGAGTACCGCGATCTCGTCAGTCGAGCCTTTGAGGTGTGAGAGCCCGCCGTTTTTCCACATGACGACAACGCTTGTCGACGCGACAAAGTCGATCTGCTGTGCCAACTCGAAAACAATGAATGTATTCCCGATCTTGATCATCGTGTCCTCAGTGATGTGCGGCTGCGCTGGCAGAGTTTCCAAAAACCGATAGCCCCTATCAGTACCCGCCAGCGCATCCACGTAACGTGTGCAGGTTGTAGGTATGCCTGTTCCCTCTTCGCTGCACCTCCTTTCGCTATCCCCCATGGTCCTCGCCATGCCATCGGGCATTGAGCCCTGGGCCTGCTTATGGTGCAGGCGGACCTCCATCTAGCGGTGCCGCTCGTCATACTGGGCGCCTAACGCCTCGAGCAAGACGAGCAAGGTGGACACTGCCAGAACTGACAGGACAAAGATGATGATCAGCAGTGCGGTCATCGCCGGCCCTCCCGCATATCAAGCAGCGCGTCGACGTTGTTCTCCTGCCACGCCTCAAACAGCTCGTCACAGGTGCAGTAGTGATCGTCGTGTGCAATGCATGCGTCGTCCTCCACAAATGCCGCACTGATCCATTCGCATCGAACGCGACACCGCGGATCGTGGTCCTGCTCTTCTCTCCAGTCGGGCGGGAGATTGTCTAGCATGTCGGCACCTCCACTGCATCTTGCTCAACCAGATCAGCCACAACCTCGCGTGCTGCCTCTTCAGCCTTCAGGTAGGTGTCATAGGCCACGCTCACGAACACGCCGTCCAAGTAGATGCCGAGCGTCAGGCGCGGCGCCACACTGAGGATGCGGCAGGACAGACCGCTATGGATATGGCGCATCAGCGTGCCTCCTGCCGCGTCGCCGCCGCATCCGGGGCCACTGTTGTCAGGCCCTCTACAAACCGGCAGCATGGGTTCTGACCACCGTTGTACTTGGCTGGTGGCGTCTTATCCCATTGCACCAGCGCGAGCCCGAGGCCGTGTACGTCCGGATCGATAACGGTCCCCGTCCCCAGGAAGCAATCGTGGACACGCGCACCCTTCTTGATCTTCATGCCTGCACCGCTTTTCGCGTCGCCGCCACGTACCGAAGTTTGCCGATCAGCCGTGCCGTTGCCTGGCTGTTCTGCGGCACGGGGACGTAGCCGACGACAATGCCGTTGATGCTGACCTCGTGGCGGCGGGCGGCGACGTTGAGCACGGGGCGGATGGGATTGACGGGTGGGTGGTTTCCTGCTATCTTTCTCATAGATCAGTACCTCCGATACTGATTAGGGACCGCCTGCACTAAACCTGCCGGCGGTTCATTGCTTCCATTACGCGGCGATTTCTTCGATCTGCTGAGTATCCGACTTATCAACGCTAAGGTCAAGACCCAAAAAAAGAGTCACTGCGTCCCTGACCAGTTCTGACTGGCTCACGTTCAGCCGTGCAGCCGTGTCTTCGACCTCGCGCTTGATCTCAGGCAGTACCCAGAGCGTGATGATCGCGCTCTTCTTGTCGTCGCTCTTCGGACGCCCTCGCTGTGCCATCCTAGTACCCCATGTTCTTTTTTGTGACAGCCTTGTTCACGGCCTTGACTGCCGCCTGGTATGCCTTGTACTCGTCGCTCTCGTAGCGCTCCATGCCCATTGTATCCTTGACTGCGCTCCATGCCATGAGTGCTGCGTCTTCGATCTTGATCAGTTTTTCCAGTGTCATGTCCATGTCCCCTTTGCTATATAAGTATATTAGCATAAATAAGGATGTATGTCAAGTCCTTCTAAGGATGAGTTTTGCAACTTAGTAGTCCTGTCTTGCGTATGTCCTTATAAGGATTATAGTGTGGGAGGGCAATCGGATACAGTGATATACACGCGAGGTCGCAGGATGAGCACATTAGCACAGGTGATAAAGCGCGCACGCGAGGCGAAAGGCTGGTCCCAGGAAGAGCTAGCCGAGCGACTCGGCGTCAGCAAGGGCTGGGTTGGTCAGGTTGAAACGGGCAGGATCGACCGCCCACGGCCGCAGTACCTTGCACTGCTTGAGCAGCACTTAGGTGTCAGTCGCGACGAGCTCGCGCGTGGCATGAATATGATCGGCCCGGCCCCTACGGGTGACGTGTTGACAGAGCTGGGTCGGATACGTCAGATTGACGATCCGAAGCTGCGTGCTCAGGCCCTGCGGGATCTTCCGCCTGAAGTGTCGGAGATAATCGAGTGGCTGGCGCAGGATATGGTCCGAGAAGCTTTTCAGCAAGCAATGGAAGCAAAGCGGCGGTGATGTCGTAGCGGTCTGGGTGCTTCATAGTGTCCCCAATCTTAGCACACGTGTTCTATAGTTGTCAATAGGTCTGCGCGTATCATAGCAGAAAAAAGCACAAAATAGCACTAAAGGGATTAGAAGGAATGAGTGAATTAACCCGTATCTGGCAGACTGGATGTTTAGGTAAATTGTTGGTCGGTGGTGCTGGCTGCGTCGTGATGCCCATCCTCCTGGCAGGCATGGGTATCGGCTGTTGGGTGCTGTTTGTGTTCCTGCGAGCGGTTGTTACCGGCTAAGCGCTTATCGTTGCTAATCGTTTTCCTTAGACACACTTGACATAGTACCTCTGAGACGCCTATACTCCACCGTATAGGCGTTCTTGCGTGCGGTGGCGGAGGGAAGGATAGGTGACGGTTGAGCTGCTGCTGCGCTTTGCCGGCCTGTACGGGTTGCCCTTTGCGATGTTTGTGGCGTTCGTCTGGTTTTCCAGGTCCGGCACGATCCGCTGGGGCAGAGAATGTGACACGTTGATTGCGGAGAAGGATCGGCAGATTACGCTCATCACGCAGGACCGTGACGAATGGAAACAACGTTCTCTCCATTACATCGATTTGACGAGTCAGGCCACCAACCTGAGCGAAACGACGGTGACGGTCGCCAAGCAACGCCTGGGCGGTCGCTCCTGAGCCGCTTCAAGGGCCTCTTCCGTCCGCCCCTCCCGCCAACTCTGTCAGCGCCCGTCGACTTCAACCCCGATGTTGACGTGATCCTGAAGCGCGAGCTCGACAAGCGCGAGCGGTTGATCGAGGCACGGCTGAACGCCCTTCGCTCCGAGGTCGCTCTGATCATGCGCGGGGAATACCGTGTTCCCTAACCGCTTCTTGCCATACGCCAGCAACATTGAGTTCGCGTGGAGCTCCGCCTGTGCGATCGGCCTGGTGTTTGCACTGTACCGGCTGTGGAGTGCTATCGGTGATGACTACCTGCAACGGCAGCGACACGAGGGCAAGCGCGTGCAGTGGCTCAGCCTGGGCAACGTGGTGCAGGAAGCCGAGCGGTGCGTCGTGCTCACTGCCCTGGTGCTGGCCGGCATGATCGGTATGGCAACACCGGCCGTCAGGCAGGGGCCACCGACCCGCACCGGCTGGGCCATCACGATTGCCTTTATCACGGTCGCTATCACGCTCGTCGTGGGCTCAATCGTGGGTGAGCGCATCCGTAACCGCGTGCTGTCTGTAGAGGATGAGTAATGGACGCAAGCATCGTCGGGCTCATCACGGCAGCCGCCTCGGGCATCACCAACGCCCTGGTGTCCGGTGTGACGATGTTCTGGCCGACCCGCCCCAAGTATGCCGCCTTTGTGCTTGCGCTCGTCCTGGGCGTTCTGGTGACGCTCCTGGCGGCTATTGCATATCTCCCGGCAACAGCGACGCTTGACCGGCAAGCCTTCGCCCAGATCGTGCTGGCCGGCCTCGGTAGTGGCCTGGCCGCTGCGGGCATCGGTGTCAGTCAGGCATCAGCTGAGGCCAAACGCAAAGAGGTCGGGGCGACAACAGAACCGGACCCAGTGACCCCACAGTCAAGTAATGGTATAAGGCATTAGGAAGCCATAAACACATGGTTCTATGGTATAATGTAGACAACAAAATAAGTGCTCTGGCGATGTTCGAAGCATCCCAGAGCGCGCCACTGCAAAGGAGTTTTGCAATGAGCCCTCATTTTACCACCAAGAATGTCGATCGATTCTGGTCTAAGGTTGATACCAGCGGTGAGTGCTGGCTATGGACCGGCACTACCCGCAAGGGGTACGGTCAGTTTCACCTAACGCATTCGCTATCTACCGGCGCTCATCGTTTTGCTTACGAACTGACGTATGGGGCGATTCCTGACGGACTCTTTGTCTGTCACCGTTGTGACGTACCGGCGTGCGTTCGCCCCGATCATTTGTTCCTGGGGACGCCTGCCGACAACGCGCGGGATATGATCCAGAAGGGGCGATCCCCATCGGGCGACCGCAACGGATCTCGGCAACACCCTGAGGCAAGACCTCGTGGTGAGCATCACCGCTTTTATCAACATGCTGATCTTCTGCGCGGTGAAAACAATCTACGTGCTAAGTTGACATGGGCTGCGGTTCGGGACATTCGTGCGCGATATATCAGTGATGCCCTCAGTCTCTTGCCACTAGCGACGGAGTACGGCGTGTCCAAACGAACGATACAAAATATTGTGAACCGGGACACATGGCACGAGACTGAGCCCGATCCGACCCATCCGCAATCCGCGAAGGGAGGGAACTAGGTGGATCCACTCCTCATTGTCCTTCTGGTTGTCCTGGTCGTGCTCGTGGCCGGCGGTGGCTACGGCTGGCGGTCGGGTTCTGCGATTAGCGGCAATATTGTGAGTATCTTCTGGGCTGTCTTACTCGTGGTTATCCTCGTGCTGGTGCTCAGGGCATTGGGTGTGCTGTGAATGTCTTTATCTTTCCCAACGTGCTACGTCTCACGACTCGCTACCACAGTGATGGTGGCCTGGTTGTGATTGCTGAGTCGCGCGAGCAGGTCGCGGCACTGATTAGCGAAGAGCATCCTGACGAGTGGTCCTCTATCGAAAAGAACCACCGGATCGAGATTACGCCCGAAGAGTGGGACGATGTACAGGTCTTTGAGTTGATGGACAATTGCGAGCCGCGCATGTTCGTCTTTCCGAATGCGGGGTGCTGCTGATGGCTACGACCGGCTTTGCAGACAGGACTGAGTTATTGCCACTTGGGGACAATAGGCCGGGGACGAAGTTGTCAGCTCTGTCGAGCTTCACGGTTCACGAAACCGGGAACGAGAACGCAGGCGCCACAGCCGCGATGCACGTCAAATACTGGAGTCCGGGCGGTGGTGGTCGTACGGTGTCGAGTGTCAACTTCGTGGCAGACAGTGTCGAGTCGATCCAGATCATCCCGATCGACGAGGTGTGCTGGCACGCGGGGGACGCGAACGGCAACATGACCAGCGCCTCGGCTGAAATCTGCGTGAACAGCAAGAGCGGTTTTGTGGCAGCCTGTCGCAAGGTTGCGAAGATCGCCGCGAAGGTGTTAGCCGACCACCACATGCAGCCCGTCGCCGATGTCACTATCAGGCGGCATGGCTCGTGGCCCGGCACCACGCATAAGCAATGCCCGCAACATCTGACCGCGAACGATTGGGGCCTGTCCTGGCAAGGCTTCAACCAGATGGTGCAGGTCGAGTTTGCCGCGCTGGGCGCACCACAGCCGCCCGGCTATATCCCCTCTGGGTCGCCCAACGGCATCGCCATCCATCCGGGGCTCGTGAGCTACTGGCAGAAGAGCGGCGGCGTCTGGATGGTAGACAGGTATGCGCTCGGCTTCCCTACGGCACCGTTTCACGAGGGGACGCGGGTGCAGGTCTTTGAAAGAGGTCGCTTGCGCCTGAAGGTCAATGGTGAGATACAAGGCTTGCTTTTGGGAGAACTGACACTATGAGCGAAACGGCTGTCTATGTCTCCGGTAGCCACCTGTATGGCGGCACCTGGCAGCATCCGTTACAGGCCGAATTGCGAGGGCTCTACCATCTTGCGCGTTGTGCCTGGCGTAACAACCCGAATGTTCAGGCGGCGGCGCTGACACTGGGGATGTACGAGCGTGAGTATTGCGACCGCTACATCCAACAGTTTCGATTGTCAGCCTACACGAGTACATCGGCCTATCCGACGCCGCCGTTGGACCATGACCGGGCTTATCGGGAGGCGGCACCATGACCCGCCATGCCCTGCCAACGCTCGCTATCTGTCTGGCCTTCATGGCCGGCGCCGCCAGTGCCCTGCAATCGGCGCCGCAGCCCGTCTATGTGCCGCTCGTTCGGCAGACAGCCGTAGCACCCGGCACCGTCTATCCGCCCGGTGGCCGGCGGTGCCTCTTGCAGACCGGCAGTAGCGCCGTCGTCGACCCGCGTACGGGGCAGTGGGTCTACAGCTGCGAGGGCAAGAACGGCGCCAACTTCATGGTCTGGACGGGCGACACGATGTTGTTAGAGCATGTAGCGACTGGCAGTGGCAGCCTGACTGTGATAGACGGGGCGGTGTTTGCCGTGGCAGTACGTGAGGATGGGGGATTGCAAGTGGTTGAGGTGCCTACACCATGACACGGTATAGGCATCTCGTTGTGTTCAGGGACGAAGACACCCCACTTCCGCCGGTTGAAGTTATGCGGATCCTGGGCGATCGTCTTCAGAATATGGATGATGCTTTTCGCATGGTTGACTATTATGAGCTCGGCCATTTTACCGTGCTTGTCTTCGCAGATGCACCCGATGACGCCTGGCGCCGGCAGCTTGAGGCGGCGGTCGCAGCAGTGGGGGTGCCGGCGCCATGACTGAAACGCAGAACAAGTACAACATCAGGATCGAGGGCAATACTGTTGACTGGCCCGCCATCGTGACCGAGAGTAATGCAGCACACCATCTCGACACGACGGCGGCGGCGTTGTCGGCGCTTCTGGATGAGATCGAGGCGGACTGGATCGACCAGCGCATCACTGAGGTTCTGTTGAACGACGGCAAGATCTGGCCGGAAGAGGTTGAGCGGATCAGGCGCGATGTCACGGCGCTCATGGCGCCGTACCGGGCGCGGCTGGCAGCGTTGGTGGAAGGCTAGATGGTTGATAGTTTGAAAACTATGGCAATTTGCAATGCCTAGCGGTGGTAAGCGTGAAGGTGCTGGCCGGCCTCGTGTCCGCGACAAGCACGCGGCTCCGGTCCGCGCTGCTGAAAAGAAGATCGTTGACAGACTACCTGAGATTGTGGATGGACAGATTGAGCTTGCGCTTGGGGTCCTTGTGGAGGATGTCAATCCGGTGACAGGCCGTGTTGGCGTGTACCGAACGCCGCCGGATAGTAGGGCCGGGCAATACTTGATCAATCGTATCCTTGGGCTTCCGAGGGCAAAGGTTGATCTCAATGTGGATGTAACAAAGCTCAGTGATGATGAACTCATCAGTCTCATTAAGGACTAAAGCGCTCGCTGAGTTTGAGTTGCGGCGGCGACGTGAGGTGTCTGCTGATGTGCCGTCGTGGACGCCACGCCCCAATCAGGTACCGCCAACTGATGGTTGGCTCGTCTGGTATATCCAGGCCGGGCGCGGGTGGGGCAAGACGCGCACGGGCGCCGAGTGGCTGTATGAGCGGGCACGGCATGTCCCGCATGTCGCTATCGTGGCCGAGTCGTTTGGCGAGGCCCGCGATACCTGCATCGAAGGCGAGAGCGGGATCAAGGCGCTGCATCCCGATGTCCGTTTCAATCGCAGCCTGGGTGAGCTGTACTTCCCCAATGGCTGCCGTGGTAAGGTCTATAGTGCCGACGATCCTGAGAGCTTACGCGGTCCCAACAACTACGCCGCCTGGTGTGACGAGATTGCTAAGTGGCGCTATCTGAAGCTCACCTGGGATAATCTCATGTTCACCATGCGCAAGGGTGAGCGACCGCAGACGGTTGTCACCACCACGCCTCGCCCGCTGCCGTTCCTGAAAGAGATCAAGGCACGCGCTACCACGCACCTCACGACCGGCAGTACCTATGAAAACCTGGACAATCTCTCGCCTGCCTATGTCGATGTCATCGTCAAGCCCTATGAAGGCACGCAGCAAGGCCGGCAGGAACTCCTCGCTGAAGACATCGAAGATACCGAGGGGGCGCTGTGGAAGCGCGCATGGCTTGAGGCGCAACGCCTCACGCGAGCGCCTGACCTCATCCGTATTGTGACCGGGCTTGACCCGAGCGCCACGGCTGGCGGTGACGAGGCGGGCGTTATCACTGCCGGCGTTGGGATGTGCGATTGTACCGGCACGCTAGAAGAGCACGGTTTTGTGCTCAGTGATGACAGCGTGCAGGCCAGTCCCGAACGGTGGGCGGCAGCAGCAGTGACGGCCTATCATAAGTTCAAGGCGGATGCGCTGATCGCGGAAGACAACAATGGCGGCGAAATGGTGAGTGTGACGATCAAGACCGTGCCGCACGCCCCGCCCGTCAAGCGCATCCATGCCAGCCGTGGCAAGGCGACGCGGGCCGAGCCGATCAGCATGCTCTATCAACAGCGCAAGGTGCATCATGTCGGCGCCTTCCCGCGCCTTGAAGACGAGCTTTGTTCGTGGGTGCAAGGGGATGACAGCCCCAACCGCCTGGATGCGCTGGTCTGGGCGCTGACCGACCTCATGGTCGGCTCTGGTGATGTTCAGGTTCGGTGGCTTACGTGACCGGGCGCGTGCTGCCCGCCATGCTCAGGAGGACCCCGTATGGCCTGGTATGACGTGTTCCGCACGACCCGCACGCGCACCTCGTTGGTAACTGACGAGAAAGCCCGTATGCCGGATGTGCCGCTGCTGCCGATCCCTGACGGCTACGCACGCCGCTCGTGGTCTGACATCAGCTTTGACAACCTGGACCGCGAGGCCTATCGCACCAACGCGGCGGTGTTCCAGTGCATCAGTACGCTGGCCTTCGGCTACAACGAGCCACCGCCCGAGGTCATCGACGCCAACGACGAGCCACAGCCCGATCACCCGCTCATGGCGTTGCTTAATGCGCCCAATCCGCTCATGTCCCATGCCGAACTCCAGATCTATATCGCTATCTATAAGGCCGTGGGCGGGCAGTGCTACCTGCACAAGGTCCGTAATGCAGACGGCGGTGTGATCCAGCTCTGGCCCTATCACATCGGTCTGATACGTCCCGTCCCCAGCCGCACCGCCTGGATCAGCGAGTACGAGTACATGCCCGATGGCATGATTACCGCAGCCAGTGACCGCATTCGCATTCCCGCCAGTGAGGTGATCCACCTCAAGTGGCCCAGCATCGACCTGGGCCAGCCGTGGCTGGCGCTGCCGCCGCTTCAAGCTGTGGCCCGCGAAGTCGATAGCGACTCAGAGATGACGCGCTATATCTATGCCGTCCTGATGAATGATGCCGTCGTTCGCACGCTGATCACCATCCCGAAGGAAAGCAGCCCGCTCAATGAGACGAGCTATAACCGCCTCGTCGCGCAGTTTGCCATGCGGCATGGTGGGGGCAACCGGGGCGGTGTGGGTGTGGTTGAGGGTGGCGCCAGCATTGCGCGCATGGCACTCAACCTGGAAGAGCTGGCGATTGAGGCCTTGCGCCGTATCCCAGAGGCACGTATCTCGGGCGCGTTCCGGGTGCCTGCGATCCTGGCCGGCCTCTACACCGGCATTGAGCACATGACCTATAGCAACTATGAGGAAGCGATCCGCCAGATGACACGCGGCACCTATGTGCCCATGTGGAAGAGCGATGCCGTCGAACTCACGCAGGGCCTTGTCGCAGACTTCGGCGGCGGTGTCACCGTGCGCTACAACCTGAACAAAGTAGCCGCGCTACAGGAAGCGGAAACAGAGAAGTGGGGCCGCGCGATCAATGGCTATGACAAGCTGCTGCTCACGAAGAACGAGGCCCGCGCCTATATCGGCTATGGCAACGTCAAGGACCTGCCGACTGACGACCCTGATGGTGACGTGTTCAAGGTCAATGCCGCGCCCGCGCCGATGCAGCCGCCGATCGATGTCACACCGATCCCGCCCAAACAGATCACGGATCAGACAGCGGCGGCGAAGGCGCTCTATGTCATGGCTGTGCGCGAGATGAAAGCAAAGAGCACCGAGCCGTTAGAGCGGCGGATGCAGGCTGTCGTCGAGGACTATCTGAAAGGCCAGTATACCGATTGGGCGGCAGCAGGAGGGGATGAGTAATGCCATACAAGCGTATCCAGATCCCGCTAACCGAGGCCGAGTCAAAGGCTCTACAGGCGATGTGTGAAGAAGACCATAGGGAGTGGCGTGATCAAATGACCTGGCTGCTCGTTCAGGAAGCCCGGCGGCGTGGATTAATGCCGCTCCCGCGTCAACTGAGTCCTCGGACTTTAGATTTTCAGCCATTGGTTATGGAAGCCATCAATGCCGATTGATCGCAACGGTGATCAGATCGCGGCACTCACGCGGCCGTTTCATATCCAGCTGTTACGGCTGGCCCACGCCGATGCCAACGCCACACTCGGACTCGATGCCGAGTTTTCTTTAGAGTCAGTTGAAGTTCAGCGTACCTTGAAGATGCTTGCTACCAAGGTGCGAAGCGTGGCAGACACCACCCGCGAGGACATCCGCCGCCTGACCGGGCAGGGTGCCGAAGAGGGGTGGGGCCCGTCCAGGCTGGCGGACGAGATCGCTAAGCTGGGGGAGATCGCCAGCATCACCCGCGCCGAGTTGATCGCGGTCACTGAGGCGGCGACAGGCTATAGTCAAGGCAGTCTGATCCGCTACAAGGAGAGTGGGCAGGTTCGTGGTACTGAATGGCTCGTGACTGATCCCTGCCCTATCTGTGAGCCACTGGCGGGCAAGGTTGCGTCATTGGGTGAGGTGTTCGCAGACGGCATTGACGCACCGCCAGCACATCCACGCTGCCGGTGTGCGCTGGCTCCGGTGCTGACATGATCAAGAACGAGTCGATCGTGCTTAAGTGTTCGTGTTGTGGCTATCCGTTTGCCATCGTCGTGAATGGTGTCCTGGTCATCAAGTCCAGGCATCATGGCGAACAGCATACCAATACGATCTCACTTGTTGATCTGGTCAAACTTTTAGAGCCTACGCCTCATGTTGACGAGTCCGTATCTGTGGTGTAGAGTTGAGGTCAAGTAAATACATAGCGCCTTTGTCTGCGCCGATTCTACGCCGTTTGAGTGTTTGAGCTCAAACGGCCTTTTTGTTTGCGCGGGGGACGAGCGATGTACGAAACCAAAGAACTGCCTCAGTTCACGAAGTCGATTGACGGGCGGACGGTCACGGGCATCTTCGCTGTCCACGGTAACATCGATGAGGGATCGGATCGTTCATGGCCCGGCAGCTTCGCTAACATCGCCCACGACGGCCGCAACCGGACCAAGTTCCTCTGGATGCATGACACCAACAACCCGCCCATCGCAAAGATCGACAGTATCAAGGAAGTGCTGAGAGGCGAGCTGCCGGATAGCGTACTGTCCTACGCGCCTAACGCATCCGGCGGTGTCGAAGTTACGCGCACCTATAACACCTCCCCGCTGGGTGAGTGGGTGCTGTCCACGATCAAGGATGGCTCGACCAATGAAATGTCCTATGCCTATGAAGTCACGAAGAGCGATTTCGAGGAAGTGGACGGCCAGCAGATCCGCAACATCCGCGCCGTCACCCTGTTTGATATTTCAGATGTCAACTTTGGCATGAACCCTGCCACGGTTGGCGCGAAGGCAGGCCCGCATGGTGGCCTGCCGCTTGACCTTCACGCCGCAATGGCGCTTGCTGCCGTTGCGGAAGTATCCGCCCGCCTCAAAAGCCTGCATGCTTTCCGGGCCAAAGAGGGCCGGACCTTCAGCGCCGCCAATGTCAGCCGCCTTCAAAGTCTGCACGATGCGCTTGCCGCAGCCGTGGCAGACCTCAAGACGTTGCTTGACAGTACCGCGCCGAAGACCTCGGACGACATTCACATCCTGCGCGCTGCCTCGCGCCAGTTGCGAGCAGCCGCACTCGATCTGGGGATCAGGCTATGACAATCGCAGCATTGAGGACCGAGTACACGACACTGCTCACTGAGGATGCCGACTTCTGGACGAAGAACGCCGACAAGCCCGACAGTGAGATCACGGCGGATCAGAAGACAGCGGTCAAGGACCGCAACAAGCGCATCGAAGAGATCGAGCATCAGCTATCGGATGCGCTTGAGCTCGAAGGCATCCGCAGCAAGAACCAGGAGCGGCGCCGCACGGCGGATACGCCCGTGACGGGCCTGCCCACGCCGAACACGGGTGAGGCAAAGGACGGGGCAGCGCCGGCCATGTCGCTGGGTGAACAGTTCATCAACGATCCCCAGTTCAAACAATGGTTCAAAGAGATCGCCCCGCAAGGCCGTGTTGCCGAGCGGCAGCGTATCCAGAGCCCGCCCGTCCAGCTCAAGACACTGCTCACCGGCCTCTCGTCCACGTCAGGTGGTGCGCTGGTGGTCAACCAGCGGCTCGCCACACTGGACATGGGGACGTTCATGCGTCCCCTGACCATCCGCGATATTGTGACCACCGGCACCACGAACTCAGACACGGTTGAGTATGTCCGCATGGGCGCCACAACCAACGCGGCCGCGCCCGTGGCAGAAGCAACCGCCACCGCCGGCGCGTCCGGCGCCAAGCCTGAAAGCGCGATGGCGCTCGCGGTTGTGACTGAGACCGTCAAGACCATTGCACACTGGATACCAGCTACCCGCCGCGCCCTTGCGGATGCCGGCCAGCTTCGCACGCTGATCGATAGCTTCCTGCGCTATGGCCTGGAAGAAGAGCTTGAGGATCAGATGTTGACCGGCGATGCAACAGGCGAGAACTTCGACGGCATCCTGCATGTCGCCGGCACCACCGCCCAGGCATGGAGCACGGACATTCTGACGACGCTCCGCAAAGCCCGCACCAAGGTCACGTTGACCGGGCGCGCAACACCTACAGCATACGCGCTCAATCCGCTCGACTGGGAAACGATCGACCTCTTGCAGGACAACGAGGCACGCTACTATTTTGGCGGGCCGTCCGTCCTGGGCAACCCGCGCATGTGGGGACTGCCGGTGGTTGAGTCTGAAGGTGTAACGCAAGGTATCGGCGTCTGCGCTGACTGGCGCCTTGCGGTGCTCTGGGACCGGGAACAGGCGCAAATCCTGACCACGGACTCGCACAGCGATTTCTTTACCCGAAATATGATCGTCATCCTGGCAGAACTCCGGGCTGCGTTCGGTGTAATCAGGCCCAGTGCATTTGTTATCGCAGACCTTACAGCCTAGGAGGTCATTATGGCGTATCTTAATCCAGTCGCCGGCAAGGCGCGGGAGGGTAGTGGTGGCGTGTACGTCAATGCCGGCACGCCCGGCGCCGGGACCGATGAAGTCCAGACCATCACCTTTGGCGGCACGCCCACGGGCGGGACCTTCAAGCTGAGTTACAAGGGCCGGGTCACAGCGGCGATCTCGTGGTCCGCCACGAACAACACGCTACGGGATAACGTGGATGCGGCACTTGAGGCACTATCGAGCATCGGCGCCAGCAACGTCACGACGGCTGTCGGCACCATGACCGCTGGCATCGGGACGCTCACGGTGACCTTCGTGGGTGCGCTAGCGAAAAAGGCCGTTCCGTTGCTTGTGGTGGACACCAACAGCCTGACCGGGACAGCGCCGACACTGGCCGTGGCAGAGACAACGCCGGGCGTGTCGGCAACGGCGCGGGGCGCTGCCAAGGGCCAGTTGCTCGTGGACTCGGCAACCGGGGCGCTCTACGCGAAGCCAGGCAGCGGATCCTTGCTGATCCTGAGACACGACGGGCATTCGAGCATGCGCGCCTGTTATGGCTGCTCTGCCTGTTTCGTGTTGCGGGACTATCGTAATGCGCTGTGCGATATGCGGTGCTGACCATGCGTCCTGCGGGAGCGGGTCGGCACCGCGCTATCGTCCGGTTGCGCTTGAGCGGGAGGTACGGAACGTGGGTGACTATACTGCAGACCGGCGATTATACCTGGATAAAGACGGCAACCTCGTGGAAGCGGACGATCCTGCCAGGCTCACTAAGCTCGTCGACGTGGGTGGACGCCTGACTGAGGCGCAAGCACGCGGCTACGGCTTGCTCGACGAGGCAAAGGCCAAAGCGCCGGCTGCCAACAAAGCCAAAGCAGCGCCGGACAACAAAGCGGTATCTTGACCACCGGCAGAGAACATGCTAAAGTCAATCTTAATAAAACCAGCTCCAGGGACAATTAAATACTAGCGCCTATTGCCTGCGCCATTATCTGTGCCGTTTGAGCGCCTGTCTCAAACGGCATGTTTGCGTGCGCGGGGTATGCAATGGCATATGCGACGTTAGATGAGTTTCGTGGCCCGCTCGGTTCCTTAGACCAATTTGCTGACCCTGATCCCAAAGACACCCTGCTCCAGACCTGCCTCGACGACGCCGAAGCCATCCTGAATACTGAGCTTGGCTTCACTCTGACCCTTGCCACCAGTGGCGATCGGGTGGTCTATGGCGACGGCACGATGTACCTCAGTCTGCCGCTCTATGTCCCCGGCAGCATCGACGCGATCACCACTCTGACCGGATATACCGTCCCTGCTTATGTCGAGCAAGACGGCATCCTGATCACGACCGATGCAAACGGCGTGCTGTACCCGAGCACGTTCTACGGCTGGCCTGCTATCTACGACCCGTTCCTGACAGCACCCGGCCTGTGGTCGCCTCGTGTGCCCTATACCATCACCGCCGATTGGGGCGCATCTGCCGACGATATGAAGGTGGCACGGCGCATCACACTGGAATTAAGTGTCCAGCTATTTAGATTTCGAGATGCCGGCGGATCGCAGGTGCTGGGTGTCGAAGGTGCCGGGGCAGTCGTCGTCAAGAACTCGTTCAGTCCGATCATCCAACAGATGATCACGCGGCTCAAGCGGACGGGCGTGGGTGTCTGGTGAGTACCGCAGCGAAGATAGCCGCCGACCTCAACGGCCTGATGAGCAAGTCCAATATATACAAGGCCATGAGCCGCGCTGTCCTGACCGTGGAAGCCGCCAGCAAGCGCGAGGCGCCGGTCAGGACGGGCAACCTGCGCCGCACCATCACAAGCAGGGTTGAGCAGGGCGGGGACCGGGGCGTGATTGGCACCAATGCCAGCTATGCCCGGCCCGTCCATGAGGGCAGCCGTCCGCACACGATCGTCCCTGTCCGTGCAAAGGCGCTGTACTGGAAGGGCGCCAGCCATCCCGTGCGGATCGTGCGGCATCCCGGCAACAAGCCGAACAAGTTCTTTGAGCGTGCGGCCGAGAGCAGCCGCGCGGCTGTCGAGCGGGAGTTGGCGGCCGTGTTTCAGGGTGCGCTGGCGAGGGTAGGATGAGCGGGCTAGTCACGAAACGCAACGAACAGGCGACCCGCCCAATACAGGCCACTTGGAGGCCTTTCTTCGGAAGCATGTTCTGCGATTGTAACGTCCCAGACAACACCATTCTTCCCCAGCTCGCGTATATACGCAGCCATTGTCTCCAACAGAAGTGGCAACGAGACGCATTCTCCAAATTCAACCATTGCCATAGGCTCAGTGTAGGGTTCATTCATGGAGCCATTCTACCATGACCTATGCAGGCGCTATAGCCGGTATCCGCACCGCGATAGCGGGCGTCAGTGGTATCCGCAAGGTGATCAACGGTCTGCCCACGTCACCGCAGAACCTCCCGCTGTGCTACCTCGAAGCGAGTAGCGGCGAGCGCAGCCAGGCGGGGCAGTTGACCACGAACAAGTACCGCGTGATAGCAACCGTCTGTGTCCCGTGGCAAGACAACACGCTCGCCGAGGATCAGGTAGCACCCTTTATCAACACGGTGCCGGCTGCCATCGACGCCGATCCGGCGCTGAGTGGTGCCGTCAATCTAGTGAAGGTAACCGAGTGGCGGACGGATGTCCGCGCTATCGCTGAGACGCAGTGCAGGATTATCGACTTCACGATTGAAGTGCTCGATAAGCAACCGTATCGCACGGCTGGATTTTAGGAGGCAGGTATGGCAACAGCTCGCTACTACGACGAAAGCAAGGATGTCGGCGGTGTGATTGCCGGCGTTCCCAAGGCCGACATTCCTGAAGAGGAATGGGACACGTACCCGGATCACTTGCAGGCATCGGTGGACGCCGATCCCATGTATCGCAAGACGCCGGTCCCAAAACCGAAAGCAAAGGATGGTGACTGATGGCACCCGCAGAGCTCGCATTTGAAAAGTTAGCCCTCGC